TTTGCTCACAATCATAATTTACTTTATTTTACCTCACATTATCATATAGTCAATTTTTTTTAAACAAAGTTAGAATATTTATCTGCCACACTCTATTTATACACCATAAATATCTGTGCCAACAGATTAAAAGAAAACTTTAAGAACACATGAAGCGGGGAAGACCCCGCTTTTTTATTTAACCTGTTTCCAGGCGAAATCAACCATCTTCTTTAATCCCATAGCATTCTTATCAATGGCAGCCATAAACTTCTTTTGGTTACCTTTGTTGAGTGCGTACATCACATCGCATAATAGTTTAGCAGTCTGCATATCAACCAACACACCGTGAACCTTTTCGGCAGTTTGCTGGTCTTTGATACGAAGAATCGCATCCCAAGCACTACCTTCATTAATTTCAACAAATTCTTTCACAACTTCAATTTCTCCGTGCTTCTTCATATTGTTACCAGGCGCCCTAGATTTTGGAACTTCAATAATTCCGAGATTTCCCTTTAGATTCTTTCTCTGTCTATATTGATTTTTGATATACATTCGTGCGTGTTCTTCTTTGGGGAATGCTTTGATTAACATACCACTTGCTTTAGCAACGACAGCAAATTCAGTTTTACCCTCATCCAGTTCAACGGATTCTTTTGCATAGAGAGGATTTCCGTCTTCGTCTTTCATTGCAACGAGTTTATGTTTCTTTGCAAAGTCCATTGCTCTTTGGTGACTGACATGTGTACCGTGGAATGAGAACATCTTAATCCTACCACGCTTCGGGTCACTGGTAATTGTCATTGCAACTTTGTCTTGGTTTGCCCGAGTGTTACCGAAATCATCACCCAATTTGGGGTTTTTGATTACAAGAAACCGAGCAGAAGGATGAAGAGCAGATGGCACATTTATTAGAATTTTTGCTTTCCCACTCTCGATGTGCTTCTTAAATTCAGGACTTGCAGGAATGTTTGTGTCCCCACCAAATCGTTGACTTGCTTCATCCAGTTCAACAGACTCGAACCGATTGGAATATTTCTTCTCAATTTCAGCGGCTGTCTTCTTGACATTACCCTTATTTCTCTTCAGCATATTGCGAACGAGAGTGTCGTCTTGTGGATGTACTTTCCATCCCTTATCTTTAAGAATGTCAAAGACTTTCTTATCATCACTCTTTGCGTAGTCTTTCATCATCTTGCGATATGCGGGAGTGCTTTCCATTACATCTTCAACGGATTCATCCATCGCAAGGACTGTGTATTTGGGGTCAATGAATTTCTTGTACTTTGATTCAACATACTTCTTTGCTTTCTCAAGTTCTTTTCTTGAACCATTGAAAGAAACATCCCATCCACCACCACCAGAACCACTACCACTATAAACCTTCTTGAACTTTCTCTCTAAGTCACGCTGAATTTCACGACCTTCTTTGCTTGTGTAATCTGGTTCATCAAACTGGAAGATAAGACCCCACTCTTCTTCTTCTGCGATTACCTGCTCTTCCATTGCTAACTTAGTAGCAGTGGCATACATTACCTCTTCCCACCTCGCACCGTATCTCTTAACGAATTCTTCTTTCTTCTTCTTAAGAGTTAATACAATTTCTTCCCGCTTCGCTTCTTGTTCGGGAGTCATCTTTGGTGATTCTTCGGTAATTAGTCGTAGTTCTTTAAAAGTTTTCATCAGTCATCCGCCCTTGTGATATTAAGAAGTTTTTCAATTTGAAGATTACATTGTGCTTCTCTTTGACCGCCTGGCCAGTAGAGATAGTCTTTTTGTTTATTCTTGCGAAGATTGATAAGAAGAGGAATAACAATTTTTTCTACTTCCTGCATCTTTGCTTTCATTAGATGCTCATACTCTTCTTTGACTGCATTAGTCCCTTCGCAGGTTGAGTGCATTGCTAGAATTTGAGATAGTTTATTTTGAATATCAAGAATTTCATCTACCGATGCAGTTTCTGCATCAGCACCAAGCAAACTACCAAGTTCGTTTTCATCAGCGGCAGTAAAACCAAAATCAAATGCTGAATTGGTATACTCCTCTGGAATATCGTGTTGGAAATTACTGTCTGTCATTGTGTGTTTATTCTCCCGCCATTCCTGTTTGCGGCTTTGTCTAGATTTTCGTGATATTTCTTCGGCACTGAACCATTGTTCTTTATGCTATTTATGATATCTTTAAATCCTGCGTGTGGTTTTAGATTATAGTCATACCCGCCCACAGGTGCAGTAAAGAATCCTTGTTTCACTTGCTTTTCGCCACATTTAGGACAGGGTTTCTTTTCAGGTTTCCCTCTGTCCTTCATTAGCAGAAATTCTTCAAAACGGTGTTCGCAGGCTTTACATTGATATTCGTAAGTTGGCATAAAAATCCTTTCATATTATATATGTATCCATCTCTCCCACAATTGTATACCATTATCATCCAAACCAATCATTTGTAATGCAATTCTTTTTGGTTTTATCGGTTTATTTATCAATTTCATATCAGTATCTTTGAGGATTTTGTTTGCTTTTTTGACATTACAGGATGGACAGGCAGTTACACAATTTGTCCACTGTGTTCCTCCTCCTTTACAGCGAGGATGCACATGGTCAATAGTTAATTTTTTAGGGTCTTTAGAATGATACCCACAATATTGGCAAGTCCATTTATCCCTCTTGAATATATTTCTTCTGGTTGGAGATGTGTTGTCATATGGCAAATACACATAACGAATAAGGACGATTGCGGCAGGTAATTTATACTTGCCAGTAACCGTCCTTATGGTGTAAGTTTTATTGTAATCAAAAGGTTTTTTTGCTTTGCCACTCTCAAGCAGTTTCACTGCTTTTCTCCAATTAATGACTTGAAGTACTTCTTCGCTAGAGTTCAACAGAAGAACATCTCTCTTCATTCATACTCTCCTTTTCCTACGATGTAGGACTAAGGGTAGACCAACAAATGCAAGATATGCATTCGTTTCTGGAACTACCGCAGGTTGATTAAGTGATAATGGTGTTAGTGTTGGTTCATAATCAAAAGGAAGGAAAAATTGAAACTCGTCCTGTAATGGAGATACCATAGTAGTCAACCTCCACAATTCTAGTGAACTTGGAGGTAGCATCAATTCTTCTTCGAATGGTAGTGGTATGGGTGTCGCAAGAGTAGATGCTGTTACTAAATCTATCATCGACATTGAACCATAGTTATCCATCAAGAAATCTAAACTTGTGTCATTTGTAGTAATCATTCCCGCTGGCCACATATCAGTATTTACTTTTCTTGGTGCAGGAACTAAAACAAACACATCGTCAATCTCTTCTTGTGTTTCTTCTTTTTCTTCTTTTGCAACTTGTGGTGGTGCAGGTGTGTCTGCTTGACCAACAAGTTTACTTGCAGTGTCTTTAACATTGTTGAAACTGTCAATATACTCTGCAATCTTATCAACAAAGTCTTTCCCCAGTATCGTACCTGCGACAATGGCGACTGCACCTATTGTCATCAGTTTCTTTTGTAGTTGCTTCTTACTATCTTCGCATCGCTTGAGAGCATTCTTCTGTTCGTCTTGTGACTTACGCTTGTTGCTCTCTAATTCATCTTTAATTTTATCATAATCACCGCAACGAGGACATCCCTCTAGTGATTCGTTTTTCATTTGTCCCCCTTGTGTAATCTATTCAGTGCTTGCTGAATCTCTTTACTGTCTTCTCTATATGAGTCTCTTGTAAGAAACTCGCTACGCGATTTTGCCATTGAATATATTCTATCCATTACTTTGTCGTGGTCTGTTTCCATTTTC